CCCATAAAGTACGCCCACGACTCGTTCGCACTGGCCCGTGCCGTGGAGTAGCTCATCTGGGCGTAATTCCGGGAAAGTTGCTCATACGAGACACCCAGCCCGGCAGCGATATACCGCAACAGTGACTGCTCAAACACGGAGTAGCCGTTATCCGTGTCCTGAGCCGTCTGCAGGTTCAGTGAGTCCCCCGGCATCAGGTGCGGTACTTTTGCGCCTCCCAGCCGGACCGGCGCTGCGGCGTAATACGCGGCAATTTCACCAATCCAGCCGGTCAGCCTTTCCCGCTGCTCCTGACTGTTCGCGCCCAGAATAAAATCCATCGCTGACTGCGTATCCAGCTCACTCTCAATGGTGGCGGCATACATCGCCTTCACAATGGCGCTCTGCAGCTGCGTGTTCTGCAGCGTGTCGAGCATCTTCATCTGCTCCATCACGCTGTAAAACACATTTGCACCGCGGGTCTGTCCGTCCTCCACGGGTTCAAAAACGTGAATGAACGAGGCGCGCCCGCCGGGTAACTCACGGGGTATCCATGTCCATTTCTGCGGCATCCAGCCAGGATAGCCGTCCTCGCTGACGTAATATCCCAGCGCCGCGCCGCTGTCATTAATCTGCACACCGGCACGGCAGTTCCGGCTGTCGCCGGTATTGTTCGGGTTGCTGATACGCTTCGGACTGACCATCCGGAACTGTGTCCGGAACAGTCGCGACGGGCTGGTATCCCAGGTGGCCTGAACGAACAGTTCACCGTTAAAGGCATGCATGGCCACACCTTCCCGAATCATCATGGTGAACGTGCGTTTTCGCTCAACGTCAATGCAGCAACAGTCGTCCTCGGCAAACTCTTTCCATGCCGCTTCAACCTCGCGGGAAAAGGCACGGGCTTCTTCCTCCCCGATGCCCAGATAGCGCCAGCTTGGGCGATGACTGAGCCGGAAAAAAGACCCGACGATATGATCCTGATGCAACTGGATGGCGTTGGCGGCATAGCCGTTATTGCGTACCAGATCGTCTGCGCGGGCATTGCCACGGGTAAAGTTGGGCAGCAGGGCTGCATCCACACTTTCACCCGGTGGGTTCCACGCCCGCAACTGCCCACCAAATCCGCTGCCACCGCCGTGATAACCGGCATATTCACGCAGCGATGTCATGCCGTCCGGCCCCAGAAGGGTGGGAATGGTGGACGTTTTCATACATAAAATCCTGCAGGTCCCCTGCGTCGCTGTGTCATGCCGGTCTGCACTTCCAGCTCCGCAATGTATTTTTTCAGGTCAGACACGGAAGTGGCCGTAAACTCCACTCGCCGTCCGTCTTTCTGTACCGTTGCCACCCGTTTTCCTGTCATCAGGTCATGCAGTGCCGCACGGGCAGCGGCAAGTTCTTCCTGTCGCGTCATTCATCCTCTCCGGATAAGGCACGGGCGTAATCTGCCAGTGTTTTCTTGTTGGTTGCTGCACCATCCTCTTCCTGCAGGCTCGCCAGCAGTGCACTGAGATCCAGCTGCCAGCGGGAAATACTGATGCGCAGCGCCGCCAGCGCATAAACGAAGCAGTCGAGCGCCTCATTGCGTCGCTTTTTGCTGTCCCACAGTATTTTTTTCCTGCCATCCACCCATTTTTCGACCTGCTCTTCAGCAGTCAGCTGCTGCGCTTCGGTCAGATCAAAAATATCCGGGTTATTCGGGAAGTGAACGGCACCGGGAAGCGGTTCATCTCCTTCCGGCGTCAGTGTGAAGCGGTTATAAATCTGCTCTTTCGCGGTATCCGTACCGATTTCGGTAAGGTAAACCCCGTTTTTGTTTCGCTTACGTGGCATGCTGGCCACCGGCTTTCCGTAGACGGATGCCCCTTTAATGGGGATCACCCGGAACAGCCCATGTTTTTTCGAGCGTTCATACACAATGGTCGGGTCAATCCCGCCAGTATCCCAGCAGATACGGGATACCGACATTTCTGCACCATTCCGGCGGGTATAGGTTTTATTGATGGCCTCATCCACACGCAGCAGCGTCTGTTCATCGTCGTGGCGGCCCATAATAATCTGCCGGTCAATCAGCCAGCTTTCCTCACCCGGCCCCCATCCCCATACGCGCATTTCGTAGCGGTCCAGCTGGGAGTCGATACCGGCGGTCAGGTAAGCCACACGGTCAGGAACGGGCGCTGAATAATGCTCTTTCCGCTCTGCCATCACTTCAGCATCCGGACGTTCGCCGATTTTCGCTTCCCACGTCTCACCGAGCGTGGTGTTCACGAAGGTTTTACGTTTTCCCGTATCCCCTTTCGTCTTCATCCAGTCTTTGACAATCTGCACCCAGGTGGTGAACGGGCTGTACGCCGTCCAGATGTGAAAGGTCACGCTGTCAGGCGGTTCAATCTCTTCACCGGATGACGAAAACCAGAGAATGCCATCACGGGTCCAGATCCCGGTCTTTTCGCAGATATAACGGGCATCAGTGAAGTCCAGCTCCTGCTGGCGGATGACGCAGGCATTATGTTCGCAGAGATAAAACACGCTGGAGGGATCATCCGGCGTCCATTTGAGGCCAAACGGCGTCTCTTTATCGCCAAATTTAAGGTACTGCTCCTCCCCGCAGTGCGGGCAGGCAACATGAAAACGCATAAAATGCGGGGATTCACTGGCTGCACGCTCAATCTGACAGGTGCCTCTCACTTTGGGCGTGGAGCCACGGATGGACTTTGGCCAGACCGAGCCTTCAATACGCTTGTCACCCAGGAACGTCGGAGAGCCTTCCTGTTCAATATCATCATCAAAAGCAGCAAGTTCATCATAACCCGCCACATCCACCGACTTTTCACGGTAGTTTTTTGCCGCTTTACCGCCCAGGCACCAGAAGCCACGCCCATTAGTGAAACGCTTCATGGTGAGCGTGTTATCCCGGTGCTTTTTGCCATACCACGGGGCCAGCGCCAGCAGCGACGGAATATCACGAATAGTCGGCTCAACGTGGGTTTTCATAAAGTTCTCGGCATCACCATCCGTCGGCAACCAGATAAGGGTGTTGCGCTGCTTATGCTCTATGAAGTAGGCATAAACACCCAGCAGCATTTTGGAATAACCGACACGGGCAGACTTCACCACATTCACCTCACGGATGTAGTCGCTGCCCATCGCATTCATGATGGCCCGCTGAAAGGGCAGTGTTTCCCAGCGCCCTTCCTGGTATGCGGATTCTTTCGGGAGATAGTAATTAGCATCCGCCCATTCAACGGCGGTCTGTGGCTCCGGCCTGAACAGTGAGCGAAGCCCGGCGCGGACAAAATGCCGCAGCCTGTTAACCTGACTGTTCGATATATTCACTCAGCAACCCCGGTATCAGTTCATCCAGCGCGGCTGCTTTGTTCATGGCTTTGATGATATCCCGTTTCAGGAAATCAACATGTCGGTTTTCCAGTTCCGGAAAACGCCGCTGCACCGACAGGGGGATCCCGTCGAGAATACTGGCAATTTCACCTGCGATCCGCGACAGCACGAAAGTACAGAATGCGGTTTCCACCACTTCAGCGGAGTCTCTGGCATTTTTCAGCTCCTGTGCGTCGGCCTGCGCACGCGTAAGTCGATGGCGTTCGTACTCAATAGTCCCTGGCTGGAGATCTGTCTCGCTAGCCTGCCGCAGTTCTTCAACTTCCCGGCGCAGCTTTTCGTTCTCAATTTCAGCATCCCTTTCGGCATACCATTTTATGACGGCGGCAGAGTCATAAAGCACCTCATTACCCTTGCCACCGCCTCGCAGAACGGGCATTCCCTGTTCCTGCCAGTTCTGAATGGTACGGATACTCGCACCGAAAATGTCAGCCAGCTGCTTTTTGTTGACTTCCATTGTTCATTCCACGGACAAAAACAGAGAAAGGAAACGACAGAGGCCAAAAAGCTCGCTTTCAGCACCTGTCGTTTCCTTTCTTTTCAGAGGGTATTTTAAATAAAAACATTAAGTTATGACGAAGAAGAACGGAAACGCCTTAAACCGGAAAATTTTCATAAATAGCGAAAACCCGCGAGGTCGCCGCCCCGTAACCTGTCGGATCGCCGGAAAGGACCCGCAAAATGATAATAATTATCATCTACATGTCACAACGTGCATCTACGCCATCAAACCACGTCAAATAATCAATTATGACGCAGGTATCGTATTAATTGATCTGCATCAACTTAACGTAAAAACAACTTCAGACAATACAAATCAGCGACACTGAATACGGGGCAACCTCATGTCAACGAAGAACAGAACCCGCAGAACAACAACCCGCAACATCCGCTTTCCTAACCAAATGATTGAACAAATTAACATCGCTCTTGAGCAAAAAGGGTCCGGGAATTTCTCAGCCTGGGTCATTGAAGCCTGCCGCCGGAGACTGTGCTCAGAAAAAAGAGTTTCTTCTGAAGCAAACAAAGAAAAGAGTGACATTACTGAATTGCTCAGAAAACAGGTCAGACCAGATTGAAGCAATTTAGATAATCGTGCAGACTACGCCCCCTCATATCACATGGAAGGTTTATCTATGGATCAGGTAGTCATTTTTAAACAAATATTTGATAAAGTTCGAAACGATTTAAACTATCAATGGTTTTATTCTGAGCTAAAACGTCACAATGTCTCACATTACATTTACTATTTAGCCACAGAGAATGTTCATATTGTATTAAAAAATGATAATACAGTGTTATTAAAGGGCCTAAAAAACATTGTGTCTGTCAAATTTTCAAAGGATAGGCATCTTATAGAAACGACCTCTAATAAGCTGAAATCCAGAGAGATCACATTTCAGGAATACAGAAGAAACCTTGCTAAAGCAGGAGTTTTTCGGTGGGTTACAAATATCCACGAACAAAAAAGATATTACTATACCTTTGATAATTCATTACTATTTACTGAAAGCATCCAGAAAACTACACAGATCTTACCACGCTAAACCATAACGTCCGGCTTCTCTCACTCCTGAGCCGGACTGCATTGGTTTAATAAAAACCATCAACAATTGTGATTTAGATATTCGGAACCATTCAAATATAACAAAACCCCGTAAAAACGAGGTTTATGGATAAATTTTATTATTGAATACATCAGATTAAATTAATCTTGACATCATAGCTTTCAAGACCCGTCATTTTTTCCCGTGCGGTAAACTGAATACTGGTAACTTCTTTCCCGGTCTTTTTCTTAAGTTCAATAATTTTTTTTGTTATATATTCAGAAATATCTGCTTCTGCTTTTGTTTTTAAGTTTTCAATATTCATCATTTCCTCTTTTAGTCTGTTATGACTTTCCAGTTACACAGTAAGTCGATTATATGGTGCAAACGTGTAAAAGATAAGATGAAACATCGCAATAATCAACATACGATAGTCTAAATTTTACACAAACAGACAAAGAGAATTTTCCTGAATTATCAATGCAATAGCATCAAATCAACTCAAGAGCCTTATTGCTGCTTCCAGAATTTCTTCTGAAGTAACATGTCGATCCGCGGCTACATAAATGACTTTATGATCTCCGGTCAGAGATGGAAACCCTGCGGCCATTACAGTAAGGTGTGTTTTTTCGCCATTTGGATATTCACGCATGATGGTGTTAACTCCAGTCATCGCTGGCACTACCACTGCTGGTTCAGAGTTAAAAAAACTATGATTTTTTTCATGATGTTACCGTAGTATGTGAGTATCCATCGAATAGACACCAAGCAAAAAAGCTCCCGAAGGAGCCTTCATTTTCACTTTTTTAAATCCAACGACAGACGGCTGGCATTTAAGTATTGTGAAATATTATCAAATGTAATCATCATTGATTTACAAAAGATACATTTTGCCCCGAAAGGATTCATGTCAGAAACATCAAAAGATGATGTTCTATACTGGGAACCATGACAACACGGGCATCTAAAGTGAATATGGTTTGTAATATTGTCTACCTCAAAGCGCCACTACATGAACAGCGGCAGGACCTTTAGGTCCGTTCTCAATACCAAATTCAACTTCCTGATTCTCAGTTAATGTTTTGAAATCGTTGCTCTGAATTGCTGAGAAATGGACAAACACATCTTTGCTGCCATCTTTCGGCGTGATGAAACCAAAACCTTTTTCAGGGTTAAACCATTTCACTAAACCAGTCATTTTGTTAGACATAATTATTACCTTTTGAAGAAATTAGCCCTTGGGCAGAATGGTCCGAAAAAAATATCAGAGAGAAAAACCAACAAGGAAATCTCAAGAGGTACAAATAATAAAATTATAACAATGACTGCTTCAGATAAATTTGTAACAAACCAGAACACCATTAACGCATGATTAACCACCCATAGCAAGGATTACTTTTGTAAAGAAAAACACAGCAATGAAAGAATAGCTTTATTTATTAATAAAACGTGTCATTCTGATTAAGACCTTTTATCTTACCCTTAAGATTTCAGGGATTTTGGCTCATGGAAGAGTCCTTTTTATTTAAATTTTACATTCCGCGATGTAAATGTTCCGATTTAATATTACCCTACATTTGATGCTTTTTATCTCTTAAAGATTCATAGATCTGTTGACAAGTCACTCCTGCGATGTAGCGTTCGTCAGCAATTTCAGCATAAAGCTGAGCTTCTGCTGCAATATCTCCGAGCATGTTGGTGAGCATTCCTTCGGCGGTTTTGGTTGTTTTGCCTCTGACGGCAGCGGCAAGATCTGCGGTATGCTTCGCTGCGTCAAGGCGTATGGCATATTTTTTTGCTTCGGCACGCAACTGGTTAACACTATCAGACAGATAAGCAGCCCTGGTAGAAATTTCAGCAGATTTCTGTTGTGCATCTTTAACAGCCTCATCACGGGCTATAGTTCGCCCCTGTTCAATTATTCGAGCAGCAAATTGAGCATTTACCTCTTGTGATAATGCGGCAGCATCACGTTCCGCCCATTTTTTTTGCCATCCTCGGTCGCTCCAGACATTTCCGACGATAAATCCTGACAACACGAGAAAAATCACCATGAATATCTGATTCACTGTTCTATCCCCCAGCAGGTTAATGCGCTCTCCTGGTCACGACGAATAACCTGACCGTAACAGTTATTTGAACGAATGCGGCAATCGCGTCCGCCATCCTTAATCCACCAGCGAATCGCTTCGCATGCACCTTTACGATCACCAGCATTCAGCCGCTTATAAAACGTCGACGGGAAACACTTACCGGGGCCAATGTTATAGGGACAAAATGACGCGATACCCGCTTTTTGTGGTTCGGTCAGTGGTACTTTAATATTGCGCTCCACCCATGCCAGCGCCTTATCACGCTCAATGGCGTTGACCTGGTCGCATTTTTCCTTCGACAGCTTCATTCCCGGTATGACGGGCTTACCATCCACCATTGTGGCACCACGACAGATGGTCCATATACCGGAACCATCGCGGTATGCCGTAGTGTGGTTACCTTCTTTTTCATCCAAAAACTGGTCGAGAATATCAGGCGCAGGCGCACCGACGGCAATCAGTGCCAGAACAGCAGCCGACAGGCCGTATCTGATTTTAGTATTCATGGATATTTATCAGGATGCTACCAATGAAAGATACTGGAAAGCCAACTGCAAAAAGCTAACAACCCGTAATCGAGTTATCTGAACTGTTAATTTTTATGGTATACCGAGCCTCTGAACAGGGTCGCGTTTCTGGCAACAGCTCGTCCCCTTCACATAACCCGGCAGCAACATCCAGGAAGACCTGTCTGATGCTCCTTCTGGCTGCTGCCTCATAAAACTCCAGCGCGGCACCTTCAACATGGTCCAGCGAGATGTCCAGGTCAAAAATTTCACCGTCAAAGCGTTCTTTGTCCCGTAACGCTAAAGTTACCGTAACTTTATTCTCAAAATTGCGGATCCCTTTCACAATCAGTTCATATTTTTGAGTCATTGAATTACTCTCCCCGTGCAGCCTTACGCTTGTCTTCTTTAATCTTGAAATAAAGGTTTGTCAGATACGTCAGCATGCCAAATACCAGACTACCCAATACACCTATTGCCGCCCACTGTGAGGGCGTGACTTTATCGAGCAACTGTAAAAACCAGTAGCCAGCACTGCCTGCAGAGGTGCTGTAGGCGATGCCCGTTGTTAACTTATCCATGGATTTCATAGCCTCACCTCCGCAGATAACGGATGGTGTACACGGTTTGGTTCGAAGAAGGAAAGAAGTTACATTAGCGTAAGGCCCGAACATCTATTCAAAAAGAAAAACGCCAGCAATTATTCTGGCGTAGCTAAAAATATCGTATAATCTTACACTTCAAAAAATAACTTTATAAAATGCTATCACATCATATCTTCTAAGAAAATCTTGATAAATATTGGTGCGGAGGCACACCAAAATATCCTCTAAAAACACTTACAAAATATGATGCATTGTCATACCCGCATATTCCCGCCACCTTGCCGACAGTATGGTTACTGTAGATCAATAATCTTTGCGCCATCATCATTCGTTCTTCAAGAATTAATTTACTAAACGATAATCCTTCGTCTTTTAATTTTCTTTTTAACAAACTCTCGCTCATATATAATCTTGAAGATATATCACAAAGTCTCCATGACGCTGAGATATCCGAGTGAATAATAGCCTTAACTTTACAACCTAAGCTATTAAGACTTCCGAACAAAAAACTTTGCACTATTTTCTCTGAAGATAAGACAGCAAGACATGCAAGTGATATTTGATTTCTAACTACATCCACGGTTTTGCTATCACAATTCAAGCATGCAACCAAGTTCTTTAACAATGAAAAATCTTCACATTCTACTATCAAGTATGACGGATAAAACCTTCTTACAGAAAAAGGTGAGAGTGTGTAGTTTTTAAAGAAATCATTAACTGTTTTCTCCTCAACATCTACGATCATTAGATGATCTGTATTTGACGAAAAAAGATCTTTTAAATTGTATTCAATGAGAACAGCATTTCCTTTTTTAAACAAAATATCTTCTTTACCAATTCGGACACCAAACGAGTTCAACACCAAAATGATAGAACATATGTATGGCATATTATCCACCTGATATCATTGGGGTTACACCAGGTAAGTATAGGTGGAAAATCAATATTCGCCAGTTCAACAATAAGGAAAATCTCATTGCATCACAACTATAAAACCATGTGTTTAACTCACAAAAAACAAATCATTAAACTAATCTGTTATATTATAATAGCTGCGTGCAATAATAATATTATATGCTCTTAATATTCACTTGAAATATCTTCATATAAAAACAGATTGAATAAAATCTTTTGGGGCTGGTATGTTTACCAACATTAAATTGCATCTCAATGTTTTCTTTAGCGTGAACAGGATTTTTATAAAAACTGACACTATGAGCATCATAGCGTAGTTTTTACGATTGTAAATATCCTGCATACAGGAACTCATCACTTTCAGATGATATCGCATACAGTTAATTCACCATCAGTCTTAGAGCCAGTTCTTCCGGATAGGGATCGAAGTAATTCTGTGTAAGCAAGTAATCATTAGGATACTCACCCAGATAATGCTTCAGCAGAGTCAACGGCGCAAGAAGAGGCAATGTGCCAAAGCGATAGTTAAGTATAACCTCGCTCAACTCTTTACGCTGGCGTGTACTTAAGTAATTACTAAAATACCCCTGTATATGCATCAGCACATTCGTGTGATTTTTACGTGATGCTGGTTTTCTGAGAATCGCCATCAGATTATCACGATACACCTCAAAGTATGATTCAAGGTCCGCCCACTCGTGTATTGCAGCCACAAATGGTCCCATATCTTTATAGCCTGCCTGGCTATGCGCCAACAACTGAAGCTTATAACGACTATGAAAAGCTAATAACTCTCTTCTTGATAATTTCTCCTTGTAAAGGTGATTGAGCTCATGCAAAGCAAAAACTCTTTCAATAAAATTCTCACGAAGCACTGGATCATGTAATCGCCCATCCTCTTCAACCGGTAGCCAGGAAAACTTTTCCATCAAAGTGCTCGTAAATAGTCCCACTCCATCTTTACGACCTCGATTACCATTTTCATCATAGACACGCACGCGCTCCATGCCACAGCTGGGAGATTTAGCACAAACCACAAACCCCGATACATCCTTTAATTTGTCCATATAAGAACGACTAAACTCTGTCATTCTCTCTGTCACATCCTCATTCTGGTCGTGGCTGAAACACATCCGTATATTTCCTTGCTTCGAGCGCACAAGTCGTAGAGCAGGACGCGGAACTGGCAGCCCTATAGCCATTTCCGGACATACTGGTCTGAATGTTACCCATTCCACTAATTTGTCCATTAAAAAGTCATCTCTTTTGTGACCACCATCAAAACGAACAGCAGAACCGCCCAAACAACCGCTGATCCCAATCACAGGTTTTTTTATCATTTCCTCCCCCTTGACTAATTCATTAACACATAAACTTTGTAGTGCACGGACTAAATTGCCTTTCTGGCTTCATCACTGACAATTTTTCTGTTATTGACTATTCCTAATATAGTAGGAAAGTTCTTTAAGTGATCGGTCGTACTCATCTATCTTTCATACTTACTCTCAACTATCAAAAGTACAGGATTTATTATGAAGTTATGGCCTGTGTTGACTGGCATTGCACTCTCTTTCACTCTTATAGCATGTAAGGCCCCGACACCACCTAAAGGTGTGCAGCCGATTACAAATTTTGACGCCAACCGCTACCTCGGAAAATGGTATGAAATAGCTCGCCTCGAGAACTGGTTCGAACGTGGTCTGGAACAGGTCAGCGCTACTTATGAAAAACGGAACGACGGAGGGATTCGCGTACTTAACCGTGGATACGATCCAACGAAAAACAAATGGAGCGAGAGCGAAGGTAAAGCATACTTTACTGGAGATACTAAAACTGCAGCGTTGAAAGTTTCGTTTTTTGGCCCCTTCTATGGTGGCTATAATGTAATCAAACTGGATGATGAGTATAAGTATGCTCTTGTCAGTGGTCCGAACAGAGAATACCTATGGATTCTGGCAAGGACCCAAACTATTCCAGATAATGTAAAAGCAGACTATGTGCGTACCGCTCAAAAGTTGGGATTCAATGTCAATGAACTATTATGGGTTAAACAATAAAATCCCCACCCGAAATGATACTTATTAGAAAAAAACCAGCCTTTGGGGAGGCTGGCTAAATCAGGAAACAAGCTGTTATATGATAATAACTACGTTGCGATTCCAACATTTAAAATGTTAGACTAATGAAAATCAGACAGCAACTTTTCCTTTAATTATTTCGAACAATCAGCATCCATCTCCAATCGGAGATCCAACACCATCAGCATGCCCTCCACTACGCCCTCAGCTTTCTGGAGCATCCTGCCAACCCAACAATCAGATCGCCCATGCTTACGTGCAAGCGCCATAAAAGTCATGCCGCCGACATAATAGTCCACCAATAAATCATGTAAATCGCTGTTGTTTTTTTTCAGGCGAGCCATACATTCACAAATGATCATCGCGTCATCGTCACAGCATTGCGGACGAGATCTTACTTTTGAAGGAATTAATCCCTTAAAACCGGCGGCAATGGACGACCAGGTCACATCTTCATGATTATTAGCCGCCCATGCCCCCCAACGCTCAAGAACCATCTGAATATCACGCATCAACTTACTCCACAAAATTAGGCCAGCACACCAATTGCCAGCGCGCGATCGATAAATCGAAAAATCAGCTCCAGTTGGGAGCCATACTTCTCTTCAAATGCCACGGTATCCGTATGCAACTCGTCGTGATGCTTTCTGCACAAAGGCAACACAAAGAGATCATGTGCTTTGGTTCCCATTCCGCCCTGCCCGTGACCAATCAGATGATGCGGATCGTCGGCTGGCATACCGCAGCAAGCACACGGCTGTGTCTTAACCCAGCGTGTGTATTTCTCCTTAACCCAACGGTGACGTTTAGGCAGCTTCATGAAAGATTCCGGAGACTCTGGATCAACGGTGATGCTTACCACCGTCTTTTCTTGTGATGGGTTTTGTTGCTGGTGGGCGTGAGGCAACGGTGCAAGATTTTTTGTGCGCTGTTTCAGTATGCTGGTGGCGGTCTGCTCTCCCGGTACGATGTCGCTTTCACGGTACATTGAGCGGATTTTTTCCGCACGCAACCCCAGCGAACGACGTAATACCGCTTCCGGTAGCGCGTCCGCCACCTGATTGCGGACCGCCCACCAGGATAATTCAGCCAGAGATAATTCACGCTCCTGCGTACCGCTTATTGCGTGACCGATGACGTCAATCATCCATGCTGACAGGTTTTGTTGAGCAAGCAGCTCCAGTGATTCCGATGTCTGGTCACGCAGTTGGTTGTCGCAGTGCCAGCACAACACCATTGCGCCGGTACCATAACGGTGAATGACTGTTTCAGTGTGATGGTAATCGCCATTAGGCCACTGGCAGGATGTAACATGACGTAATAGCCAGTCGGACAATGCGCCAACGCCGCCAGCAGCACGAATCACCCGTTCGTTACTAAAAAACGGCAGCAATGTTTTGTCTTCCGCCAGCGGCTGGCGAACGGCAGGAACGACTCCGGATGGCAGATTACGCATGCTTTTTGGTTCCGGTTCCACCAGCACTCGAGGATTATGAAATATCTGTATGGATTCACGGCCCGGCTTAAGGACCACCAGCCCAAGCTCAGGCACCAGAACAGGTCTAAGTAATACCCGCACGTTACCTCCAGATCCGTTGCTGGAAAGTGCGGGACGCACGTGGTGGGCGTTCGGAATAAGGCAGCCTGACAGAGATTATCCAGTGCCGATAGTCGAGACTGAGAGCTTTCTTAACCTCGAACCCGCGCCTGCGGTAAGAATGAATCAGCCATTCGGCCTGTTCTGCAGTGCATGGAGGGTGCTGGAACCATTCAGACTTGAATGCGTGAGAATACCGCCCGTGCGTGCAGGCAAGAACGGGCGAATTATCAGAATTGTAATATTTTGCGTTACGTGCCATCGGTTTTCTCCGGTGGCACGGTGTTACTCAGCGGGAGTTCAGCCCCGCGCAAGATTGTAGATGAGTTTATTCTCCTGAAAAAGCAGAAAAGCCAGCTTTTATTCCGATCTCTTTCAATGCCTGTAATGAAGTGACAAACTCACCTTCGCGCAAGATAAATCCGTCCGTGACCCGAGCATCCACAAAATTAATTAACGCAGCCCCATTCTTTCGCAAACACATAATGCGGTAATGACTAACAAGATTTCCATTTTCAACGCACACAGCATAGAGGCCATCTTCACAAAAAATTTTACGCAGTTCTTCGATGTTCATCATCAGAATCCTTCCGGATAATTAGCTCTCCCCTTTAAGGGACCATCCCTCTTATCCCTGCGCGCTACTTAAGTATTTTTGATTCTATTCCGGCACCGTCCAGAACTTCAAACGCGTTGAAAATAAAAACAAAAACCCGCCGAAGCGGGTTAAGTGCGGGTGCGTTGAGGATGCCTGCCACATCAGAGGTGGCGAGGGATTTCTCCCCCGCCGGGTCTCTTACTCCTCAGGTTCGTAAGCTGTGAAGACAGCGACCTCCGTCTGGCCGGTTCGGATTCGTACCTCGCAGAGGTCTTTCCTCGTTACCAGTGCCGTCACTATGACGGTTAAACAGATGACGATCAGGGCGATTAACATCGCCTTTTGCTGCTTCATAGCCTGCTTCTCCTGTCAACGCAAAGCAGAAGTGTCACCTTCGGTGCGAAACAGAGATGTCATGCTTTGGTTCAGAGAATGCGTTTGACCGCCTCGCTATATACTTCCGAGCGTTCTCTTTTCCCAACAGAAATCACGAAAACGACAACTTTCTCGTCTATAACCTGGTATACAAGGCGATAGCCTGAAGACCGGAGCTTAATCTTGTAACAATCAGGCATACCACGGAGCTTGTTTGCTTCAATCCGGGGTGACTCAAGTACTTCAACCAGCTTCTTTTTCAACTGTTCACGTACCGTCGAGCCCAGCTTTCGCCATTCCTTTAGTGCCCGCTCGTCAAAATCCAGAAAATACGCCATCAGAGTTCATCCAGCGTCACACGTACTGGCTTAGGATTACGAAGCCGTTCTTTCACTATCTCCACAAGTTCAGCATCTTCATCACTCAGGAGTGTCTGTTTGAACGGCAAGCGTTCATTGTCAGCGATATACTCGAGCATGAGACGAAGCGCTTCAGAAGGAGTTACACCCATTTTTTCAAGCGCGGCGTAAGAACGCGCTTTAAGTTCATCGTCAATACGCAGGTTAATGCTACCCATGTCTTACACCTCTTGTAATTACAAATGTCATTACAAGTATCGCACTACAACATGCTTAGGGCAAGTCACGAAGGAAGTCAGAAAGTAGTCGTAAGAACGGTGATCACTGTTCGCTTTGTGCCAGGAGCAGCCATTGCTAAGTCCATCCTGTATTGTGCAGGTCAGCTCGTTTTTAAAGAGTCCGGCCATCATCTTACTGGTACAGACACCATATACTTTGTGACGGTCAGGCTACATATGCACAACTCAACTTATTCATCTATTTTTTGCTTTAGCATGTCAGTGTTGCTTTCTCGTCGGCGGGTGAGCGGTGACCTGACCTGTCGATAAAGGAACGTAGCACGTTTTATGCAACACCCGCATGCGGCAGAAAATTATTGCCGAACGTTTACCCCTGTCAACAAGCTTTACTTTCTGAGGCGCGCCAGCCCGCGAGGAAAACAATCTGAACATCAAACAATTAATGACACAAGAAATACGATTAAAGATTTTTTTGTGCATGCCGATAGTGCTTTTTTAAAAGGAGAAATCTATGTCTGTCACAATTCAGGGAAATACCTCAACCGTTATTTCAAACAACTCCGCCCCGGAAGGAACATCAGAAATAGCCAAAATCACAAGACAAATTCAGGTGCTGACTGAAAAGCTTGGGAAAATCCCATCGGAAGAGGGGATGACGACACAGCAGAAAAAAGAAATGGCTGCATTGGTACAGAAGCAAATTGAAAGCCTCAGGGCTCAACTGGAGCAGTTGTTAAGGCAGCAGGCAGAGAAAAAGAATAAAGACGCGACAGTTCAGCCTGATAAAAAAGAAGAGAAAAAAGACGATACAAATACCGCTGGCACCATTGATATTTACGTCTAAGTGACAGCCGTATTGTGGCCCTCATCGGGCCACTTTTCGCCATCAGCCTTTTCTTTAAAGACATATTATCTTTGTATCATTTCTGATAGTTAACATTACAAGATATAAGTAATGGACGCACTCCCAATTAGTCTATTTAAATCGCCACGAGTTTAACTGACAACCCATGATCAATTATGAATTGCAACTATTTCTGTAGTCACTTTTGTGGGGACAGTCCACAAAACTGCCAACTTCCGCTTCTTGCTCTTAGCGGACATTAGCATAGGCTATTTACCATAACGCCTCATTACGCGCACCGCCCAGACTGACTCAGCGCGTTTCTGGCATATCCCCGGTAAAACAAGTAACAAACCACCCGAAAATGAACACCAGAAACGCGACTTAAGAATCTACCCTATGAATGGATATGCACTCAACCGAATCGATCTTGGTTTCAATCTTTTTTATCGGGATCAGGCTTCTTTTTAGGTAACTTCGGGGGCTTAACTTGCTGATGACTTTGCGTTCGGCGCGTAAGCCAGGGATGGTCAGCTTTAGGTTTAACATAGTATTTTGAGCGTAAATCAATACGGGCATTATCCACTCGTTCATGGACACTCTTTTCATCATCCAGTGGTATAGGCTCCGGGCCATCAACATACTTTTCCCAGCCCAGCGCTTTCCCGTCATACAGAACGTTAATTTCACCGTCAAAGTTCTCGCATACAGTAACAACCGAATGCCTAAGTCGATATCCCCGGCCCTCACTGCGTACCTGAAACGCACTGCTTTTGTACTGGAAAGTGAGATTTTTAGACAGAACGCGCTTCGCCTGTAGGCTGAAGATATAACCCAGTTCCTCTTCAGAATGGTGCACATCAAGATGAGCATTATCAGTAGTACGAGGCGACGTAGCGAACCGGTTGTTATAGGCTTCAATAAAGGTCGGCAACCATGCATTTGCTGTTTCAATATCACTGATATTCTGAAGCCGCATTTCTTTGACCAGCCTGTCCTGTAGTGTCTGATTGGCGCGCTCTACCCGCCCTTTTGCCTGCGGGCTGTTGGCATGGATTGGCTCGATGCCCAGTGTCTTTATCGCACGAGTGAACTGGGTCAGCTCACCTTCCCGCTCTGGGTTATTTACCCTGAATATACTGTGTCTATCAGAGTAGAGAGCGAGCGGTACGCCATGATCATTAAGGTAACCCCGGAGGGTTTCCATGTAAGCCCGGGTTGTTTCAGCAGGCACAAAACGCAACGCCATCAACGCACTGGTGGCATCATCAATGAAAACGATCAGTGTACATCTGGGGCCTCGATTTTCAAACCAGTCATGAGGTGAGCCATCAATCTGGATCAGTTCACCGTAAGATGGTCGTCGCATGCGGCGTTGATATATACGGGCAATTTTACGACGGCGTTCACGCCATACCCCCCTCTTCTATCATCCACTTTCTGAGAGTTTCAACGGATAAAGATAAACCGTGTATCTCGCGCAATTTTTCGCACGCAAACGTAGGTCCAAAATCAGCGTAACGGCCTTTGAGGAGTGAAATTACTGTTGCTCTGAATTCAGTAGAAAAGGAATTATTAGGACGCTTTCCACGTCGGTGGGAAACCAGACCAGAAGGCCCTTCATTTCTATACCGTTGCACCAGACGTTTAACCTGCCGAATAGAAATGCCAATGCGTGCCGCAGCTTGTTCCTGAGTAATATGTCGATTAATTGACTCCTGAATAATCTGAAGTCGGTGGAGTTCCTTATGACTCATCGTAACAGTTTCTTTGGTCATGAAAAATCCCCCAGAGAATTGTCTGGGGACATTTTAGAATGGTTCAAAGGGGACATTACAGCTTGGTGTTAACAATAGCCTGCTTCTCCTTGCCTTTCGGCACGTAAGAGGCTAACCTACATGTGTCTGGCATGAAATTGGCCTCAGATTAATGTTAAGCGTCTTGCAGGACGCGTAATGTTAACTGGGGCTTTTCTCTACCTGCCGTTGGTGTTCGTGCCCGAGGCAGATAGCCTCAAGCACCCGCAGTCATTCTACTTAACTAAGATTTCCCCGCAAACCGTTTTTGTCCAGCACAGTAAATATCCAACTAAACCAATGGAGTTCGCTGTATTTACCGCCAGTATTCAATGCACATGACCGCCATGAACACCCCTAAAAAAAGGGCATTTATATATCCAAATATTAATATCAAAACATCAACTTTTTCCATATACCTTGCTGTGAAGATGATGGGCATACATGATGCGAACAACCAGAACGCAACAAACAAAAACTGCAATGCGTTTTTCATTATTCCTCCTACAATCAATGTGCAATTACATTTAAACACACCTCAATTTGGCCGGACATATAAATATCTAAACCAGAAAAAATCACTTACATAGCGTTACAAACTCTTTAGTCTAAAGGTTCATCGTAAAACATTCCCCATACTTATCAGTCCGTTCCGCGCCAGGTAGCTCATTGCCTTATCTGGCAACCTGTAATCAGGTTTCCGCTTTTTCAGTTGGCTGGTCGTTTAACCGACATAGTTAACCCATTAATCTAGTTGCCGGATGTTGGTGGATTTTCGCGTTTTAGTTGTTCATAAAAGTGCACAGCTTTAACCAATTCTTCTGATGTAACCGGGACTGGTGAGGCAGTGAATAAGGCCTGAATTTGATAGTTCGGCCTGTCGTTACAATCCTCTTTTTTCGGTACATATTTCCAGTCACCAGACCACTACTTCCCCTGAAAGTCCGTAACGCCTTTTTTCACGTAGCGATATCGCCATGTCACTGGTTTTGCTTGCCCCGCCGTTTCATGCCCTTCCTGATAATTAATCTCGCTCATTCATCGCCCCACTCATCACAATATGCTTCGACCGGAGTTTTTCCCGCTTCATAGTCATCACGCTAGGATTCGACATCAGCAGCACTTCCACCGCGTAACTCACCATAGTCCATTAATAGTTCATCCCGCTCTTCAAAACTGATGTTATATTTAGCTGAACAAAAATCAGCCACTTTGTTCTTCCTCATCGTCTTTTATTTCGTGGTATGAGTAATTGCAGTAGTTAAAGAAAATTTCTTATGCTCCGTCATGAATTTCATCAGGTGTTGCGTCATCGTCCACTTCGAATACATCCTCAAAATCTCCACCAGCTATTCCCGTTTCAATAATAATTTTGAACTTTCGCATTTCACTACCGCCCTTTCGGGCGGCCTCCTGATGTTCTGAGGGTGCAGAAATCCATCCGGTTAAGGATTAAGTTTTATTTACAGAACTGAATTTAATTATTCAGATATACGTATCTGTAACCTTACGAATCTACTCACTGGATGCCTCTTTCATAAAAATAATCCAGTGGGTTTTATCGTTTTTTCCCTGTTCGTTGACAGATAACAGGCTTTCTATCTGTCAGTGCCAGAATCTGGCTTACCGGTATTTGCGTTTCATTCCATTAAAAAATCAGAACGCCGTGCGGCCTCAACACCCGAAAAGCTTCTTTAAATCTCTGTCGCAAATCATCACGCCAGGCATCTTTATTCAGCCGTCCATATTTCTTTCCCATCCAGGCGTTATCACCAACACGCTCAAGATGCGGAGGGTCTAATACAACCATCGAAAAAGATGCGTCTGCAAATGATAATGCACGAAAATCTGCGATAATGTCAGGGCTGATAATCAAGCGTCTCCCATTGCGTAATGTGTATCCTTCTTTTCTGATATCGCTAAATATCGCCCGTTCGTCAGACTTATCGAACCAGAACATGCGGCTGCCACAGCACATATCAAGAATGGTTGCCGGTGCACTCACTGCGCCACGTCCTGAAAATTACCCTGATAGAAAGCCAGTATGCGCTGCATAACTTCGCTCTTCCGGCACTCGCGACAGATTATGTTTAGGCGACTGTCGTAGCGACGTATTTCTCCGTCAGGTGATGACCAGATAAGGTCCGGATCAACCACAGCAGGTTTCTTCACCTTTGCCCTCGAGAGTTTTTTGCGGGCGTTTTGCCAGTCCTTACGCGCCTGTTCAGAGGGGAATAACCCGTAGCCGGAGTTGTATACATCGCCACTGGCTACCAGCTCTCTGGCAAGAACGCTCATCAGATATCTAGTCGCACCTGTTTTAGCTTCCAGTTGCCGTAACGTCTCACGGCCGCTCTGGCGCACGAGTTCCACCACCTGCCATTTAATTTTTTCCCGCTCTTCTTGTGTAAAAACTTTTGCCACAAGTCCCCCTTAAAATTACCTCATGACCTGAAATCAACACTTATCCTCTGAAACCAGGCGGAATTTCTGTATCCGGTTCAGAAATATGATTAACACAACGCTGTACAGGTGAACGTCCCAGGCGGATGACCAGTTCGTCCCATTTTTCGCGGAGCTTTGACGGGCTCATGATGTTTTTTACCCAGAATGGATCTCGCTGAACCCGACCAAACATTTCGCAAATTTGTCTGTGGCTTCTGCCATCCAGCATCCGCATTGTGCGCACGTCATTGGCCCAGGCAGTCCAGTTAGGCTCTTTTGGTCGCATGATCTCGCCATCATCACTGGCTGCCTGTTCGTAGAGACCCACGATCCGCCCCCAGATCCACTGCGCACACGCCAAATCCTCCCTGCTACCCCACTGGCGTTTTTTCGCACTAAACACAACCGCGTCGGAGTTCCGGGTTAAAAAATCCTGTTCAGTCGTCTGCGGGTCCGGTTGCGAAGCTTCCGGACGAAAAGTGTTTTTATTCTCTGTAGTAATCTCTGTTGTATTCTCTGTAAGATCATCAGGCCATTTTGACCCGATGACATTGGGTCGTTTTGAATCAATGGAGCGTTTCATTTTGACCTCTTCCATCGTGTCATTTTGACCTGATGGAGCGGCGCATTTTGAACCGATGGATTCGCTCAATTTGCCACCATCTAAAAGCTCGCTCCCATAGTTGATCGTGTAGAAATTGGTCATATCGCGCTTTGATTTATTGAGCTTTTCACAACGCAAAAGCCCCAGCGTTTTCAGACTTGCAAACGCGCGCTTTAACGTTGACTCTGACCAGAATGGGAACTGTTCCAGCCATTGTTCCGTTGTGTTATAAATCCAGCGAACACCATCACATTCCATGCCGGAGTTGGTATCTCTCAACCAGTAGTGCAGTTGTTGCAAAACAATGGCTTCGTTTAAGCCAATTTTCATTGCCAGCTGCGTGTTTATAACCAGTGGGCGTTCAGCAAAAAGAAGGCTCATAATTCCATCCAGCTTTTTGTTGGTATTGCTGTCGATACGCAAGCTTGAAAGCAATTGCTTTTTCTATAAGTTCGTCAGTTTCACGATCCACTACGGCAGGATCAGCAAAAAGCAGTCCGGACTCCACCACATCGCCATATTCTTTGTTTAACCCGGCGATCATGCACGTGATGCTTTTTCCGTCAGTAATTTCACGATACAACCTGAAATCACTAATCCGGATAGCCTCCATAATCGCAGGCACTAGCGCCGTGAACTTTTCACGCTTATCCCTGGTGTCGATAGCCTTCCAGCGTTCGAATATCTTCACTCGATTAACACCAAGCGCTCGCTGATCAACCGCGCCACCTTCATCTGTGACACGCTGAACATCGATGTTCGGGCGCTCTTTCAAAGCCCAGAATGCTTCAGTGATTAATATCGTCGCCTGCTCCTGTGTCATTCCTGGTCGACATATCCAGGCATCCAGAGCCTCACGAGCCTGTTCAGGAGTGATTTTCATTGTTCAACCGCCCCGCCCGCTTCGTCTTACGATATTCATCATAAACTTTGGGATCATACTGAAGCTCCCCGCCAGATGCCTCCTGTAGACGCATCGCGCGACCTTCAGGAACCAGTATCCCCCAAGCAGCAACACTTGCCAGCCTCACTCCTGCGGCATTGGCAAGCTTTGTTTTGCTGCCAAAAAAAGTAATTGCGTCAACTTTAAGCATCAAAGCCCCCCTCTTGTTAGACTTTTCTAACATTATTGTGCGCGGGATACCTAAGTCAAGAAAAATTAGAATTACCTAACTATGGATACAAGAACCCTGGGCCAGCGAGTTCTGGCGCGACGAAAAGAATTACGCTTAACACAACGAGAAGCCGCGCGCCTCGCTGGAGTTGCTCACGTCACAATTTCACAATGGGAAAGAGACGAAACCCAGCCAGTCGGAAAACGATTGTTTGCTTTAGCGGATGCTCTGAAGTGCTCACCTACATGGCTAATGTTTGGTGACGAAGACAAGGCACCAGTGCCTGCACAAGAACTTCATGTGGAAACAGAGCTAACTCCCAACCACAAAGAATTGATCGAATTATTCGATGCTCTTCCATCTTCCGAGCAGGAAGCCTTGCTGTCTGAAATGCGCGCAAGAGTAGAAAACTTCAACAAACTCTTCGAAGAAATGCTTAAAGCGCGTAAAAATAAATCAATAAAATAACATTCTTTTCAAGTGATTAGTTGCGCCCACCCTTTTTGTTAGATCAATCTAACAAAAAACACTTGCCTCTCATGTTAGGTTATTCTAAATTATTTTCCATCAAGACACCGCACGGTGTTCTCAGCAAACAGTTCCGCTACCCCGGCGTTAAGGGGAAATGAGGTCAGCATGGATACTATCGATCTTGGCAACAGCGAATCTCTGGTATGTGGCGTGTTCCCCAACCAGGACGGTACGTTCACCGCGATGACGTATACCAAAAGCAAAACGTTTAAAACCGAAAATGGTGCCCGTCGCTGGCTGGAAAGAAACCCAGGTGAGTGATATGGATTTCGACACAATCATGGAAAAGGCTTACGAAGAATACTTCGAAGGTCTTGCCGACGGCGAAGAAGCTCTCAGCTTCAACGAATTTAAACAGGCGCTTTCCAGTTCGGCAAAATCTAACGGCTGATAAGCGAAACAGCACCGCGAGGAATCAGTATGCAGAAACGAGAACCCGTCATCATCGCGCCAGACTATACCGATGATGAACTTTATGAGTGGATGCGCCAGAAAATTAATGCAGCGCAGGATTTGAAATGGGCCAATGAAACCAGGGCTAAGCAGGCTGAAAATCTGTCCGCTCTGGAGCAGGATATCACCAATCTGGAAAAAGCAGCGGCATTAAGCATTGCCAGAATGATTACATACCCGCGTTAGTAGCTAATCAACAAAGCTAAGGTTAGTAATTAAGGAGTTCTCCACGGGTGAGGTGGAGTGCGTGCGCCGGACACGGGTGCGCATCCGGAACTGACAGTTTACTGAAAGGATATTTCCCTGAAAAGTCAGACCATAACGCGAAAGCGCACGGCGAGGTAGCTGGTTCATAGATAGCCTGTCGTTAAATTTTCGTCGACCGTGCGCTTCCGGTTGTGGCAACCCGCGAAATGGCGCGGCGGTAAGTATGGCGGGGTTATTCCTTCCCCGTTGAGGACACCGGGTTGTCAGGTTGACCATACGCTTAAGTGACAACCCCGCTGCAACGCCCTCTGTTATCAATTTTCTGGTGACGTTTGGCGGTATCAGTTTTACTCCGTGACTGCTCTGCCGCCCTTTTTAAAGTGAATTTTGTGATGCGGTGAATGCGGCTAAGCGCACGCGGAACAGTTAAAACCAAAAACAGTGTTATGGGTGGATTCTCTGTATCCGGCGTTAATTGTTAACTGGTTAACGTCACCTGGAGGCACCAGGCACTGCATCACAAAATTCATTGTTGAGGACGCGATAATGAAAACGTTATTACCAAACGTTAATACGTCTGAAGGTTGTTTTGAAATTGGTGTCACTATCAGTAACCCAGTATTTACTGAAGATGCCATTAACAAGAGAAAACAAGAACGGGAGCTATTAAATAAAATATGCATTGTTTCAATGCTGGCTCGTTTACGTCTGATGCCAAAAGGATGTGCACAATGAATTCAGCATTTGTGCTTGTTCTGACAGTTTTTCTTGTTTCCGGAGAGCCAGTTGATATTGCAGTCAGTGTTCACAGGACAATGCAGGAGTGTATGACTGCAGCAACCGAACAGAAAATTCCCGGTAACTGTTACCCGGTCGATAAAGTTATTCACCAGGATAATATCGAAATCCCGGCAGGTCTTTAAAACAGTTCCGTAATAAATATCCGGTTTCATTCTTATATGCCAGCAATGGCAGGGATTTGTTCATCCTTAAATCTGTCATGAGGTTAAAACAAATGAGTAAAGTCTTTATTTGCGCCGCTATTCCTGACGAACTGGCAACAAGGGAAGAAGGCGCTGTGGCTGT